ATTAAACATTAAAATATTATGAAAGCTATTATTAAATTTTTGAAAGATTTATTCATCAAAAATAATTGGGAAACCGTTTTCTCTGGAGATGTTAAGAGCAGAAGTGGTGGTGGCAAACTGATGCTTCAAGTTGAAAGAAGAAAAAATACATATAGAGTTATAGCCTATTCAGGCGCATGGGGTGAGCATTTAGAAATTTCTCTAAGTCAATTAGTACATACATTCCCCGAAGCGATGACAGTTTTACGCAGAGAAAATATTAGGTGGTAGATTTTTTTTTTTAATTATTTCAAAAGAAATCTTGGATTTCATTTGGAAGTTCGAGATTTCTTTTGTAATTTTACATCATAATTATTTCATTCACTATTTTAAAACTTTAAAGATTATGGGTTACTACACATTGCATCAATTAGAAATTGTAAAGGGTGACGATGGTGTTACTGATTACGAAAAAGAAATCAGCGAGTTATCGGAATATGCCGATTGCTTTAGCGATTCAATCAAATGGTATGAACACGAAACAGATATGCGTGAATACTCTTTGAAACATCCAAACACACTCTTCATGTTGAATGGAGAAGGAGAGGAAAGTGGTGATATATGGGCTGAATATTACCTTAATGGTAAAATGCAAAAGGTGTATGCTGAAATAGTGTTAGCTCCTTTTGACGAGTCTAAACTAAGTTGAAATTATTTTTAATTTTTGCAAAAGAAATCTTGGATTTCATTTGGAAGTTCGAGATTTCTTTTGTAATTTTGTAGGACAATTATTTTATTTCATTCACTATTTTAAAACTTTATTATTATGGGACTCGATATGTATCTGACAAAGAAGATTTACATCGGTGCGCATTATGACCACCGTAATGTTGAAGCTTCTGTTGACATCAAAATTAATGGCAATGTCATTAAGATTAAACCGAACATGATTTCGGAAATTCATGAACGTGCTGCATACTGGCGCAAAGCAAACCATATCCACAAATGGTTCGTAGATAACGTTCAAAATGGGGAAGATGATTGTGGAGATTACGAAGTAACCATCAGTCAGCTAAAAGAACTTGTTGCCCTTTGTGAGCAAGTATTAGAGAAGAAAGATAATGAGTTCAGCCAAGAAAATTTGCCCACACAAGGAGGTTTCTATTTCGGTGATACTGATTATGAAAAATATTATTACGAAGATTGTGCAGACACCATAAAAATGCTTTCAGAAGCTATAGAGGGTGTCTTTGAGGATGATTACGAGGTTTCTTTTGAATACCGTTCCTCTTGGTAAAATATACAAGGGTTTCATTAGAAAGCAAAAAAAGTTTTGAAACCCTTGTTTTTTTCTAAAGAAAAATTTTGAAATGCCAAATGTAAATTGTATCTTTGTAAGGTCGTTTAATTCACTCACTATTAAATTCTATTTTCTTATGAAATTCGTAACACACAATCAGTCAAACATTGATGTCAATGGAACTCATTTTCAAGGTTACATTGATGCGGAGTACAGCTTACTTAAAAAGATTTTCGGAAAACCACAATCAGACGAGGGATACAAGACCGATGCTGAATGGGATATTCTATTCGAAGATGGTACTGTTGCCACCATCTATAATTGGAAGAACGGCAAAAATTATCTTGGTAGAGAGGGTACACCCAAAACAAAAATAACCCATTGGAATGTTGGAGGAAATTCTAAGGTGGTTGTTGAAAAAATCCAAGAGGTATTAAAAAGTAATTTAGTTTCATCCATATAGTGTTTTAATTAGTGAAGTGGGGGGCGATTTCCCTTTGGATATTTGCCCCCTTTTTTTTCACACTAAACCCATTGCAGGCAAAGCAGCATTGAAAAAATTTATTAACAATTTAAATCTTTACTACTATGACTGCTACATTCATCAATTGCACCCCACACGATATCGTTTTCAACGATGGGACAGTATTTGTAAAATCTGGGACTGTTGCAAGAGTTTCTGCGACATTCTCTGAAATAGAAAACGGAATTTGTTCCCAAGTTTTTGGGACAGTTCAAGACCTGCCCGATCCAGCAGAGGGAACTTTCTTTATAGTTTCAGCAGTGGTTCTGACAGCTGCAAAGCTTCAAGGGAGAACTGATTGTCTTGCACCTGCAACTGGACATCCAGCTGTTGTAAGAAATGAAGCTGGACATATAGTTTCAGTACCTTGTTTTGTACTTTAGTTTGTAATTTCAGTTTTAGTTATAATTTTGAGTATTTAAAGGGTTCTTAAGAAAATTAAAATTTTTTCCTTTGAACCCTTCTTTTTTAAAAAATAAAGTTGTACATTTGCAATTAAAATCTTTATTATGCAAGTAACAGAAGTTTCAAATCGCTGGAGTGAGTTGACCGAAGATGTAAAATACATCTGTATGGAATACACCAACTCCAAAGGAGAATCAGCACAATACCTTATAGATATCAAGAAGAATGTCTATGAATGCATTGGACATGACATCGATACACTTTCAAACCTTTCTTTTGAAGAGCAGGTTTATGAAGAAGCTAGACAAGAAATTCTTCAGAAGATTATGTTTCCTAAGAAAGTTTCTGAGGACTCCAATTGGAAGGACCCTTACGAAAATATCGGGGTTGGACTACAAAAGAAGGATGACAAGTTGTACTTGTTCGGGTTCCTTGAATCCAAAGAACAAATATCTGAATCTACTAAAGAAGACACAAGAAGACCCCTCACAAAAATAAAAGATGACATCAGATTTAACTATATGCAAAGCACCCAATTTAGAAAATTTATAGTTTCTGAAGCCAGATTATTTTCTGGCACCAAAGTTGGTGATACACTTTTTATATAGTTGGATACTATTTATAATATGATAAACAGCCACTTATGAAAAAATCAAATAAAATTCTTGAGAAAGCTTGCGGTTCTGGTGCAAGAGAAGTCTATCTGGAGAAGCATCCGCATGGGTTTTATGCGATTAACAAAGTCCATAAGAACGCTAAAAAATACAATCGAAAACAAAAACGCTCCTGGGAATAACTCATAAGTTCCCAAAGAAAAAGTTCTTATAGTTTAATAGTGAATTGCCCTTGGGAGATAGTGAGCCCAAGGGTTTTTTATTTAAAACAATTTTATTATGAAAACATTTTTTACTTTTATTTTTTTATGTATCACATTGATCGCTACTGCGCCAAAAAATCATACTTATTCAATGAAGATACCACTTCCTGTTGAAATTGAACACTCAGATGTCAAAGAATTGCTTTGCAAGGTTCCAGATGATCAAAGGGAAGAGTTTGTCAAAGTATTGAAATCTTTTGGTGATGCCAGAGAATTGGATTGGAAATTTTGTTTGCTTATAATGTGGGGGGAATCTCGTTTGGATTCAAAAGCTGATGGTGGTGGCTTTGCTGGACTTATAATGTTCGGGTACCACGCAAGAGAACTTTTAAAGGTTTCCAAAGAAGAATTGCTTCAAATGAATTATGTCGAACAAGCCAAAGCAGCTGTAACAATCTGGGAAGCAAATGAAAAGTTTTCTGGTGTCAAGCTTAATAGTTTTATCAGGTTGGAAATGTCAACATTCCTGCCAGCATTCATAAATCATCCAGGCAACCCATATCCAGCTTCTGAAATCATCAGAACGCAAAATTATCCACTTTGTGATGCAAGTGGGCAACTTACAAAGGAAAGTATTTTAAACTTCGTTAGAAAGAAAATAAACTATCACGAGGAACTTAAATACTTCAGAGGAAGAATCTAAAATAAAAAAAGGTTCTGTTGAAAAACAGAACCTTTTGTATTATCTAAAGAATTGAAGAGCTAATATATCTTGCTTCTTTAAGAATTCCTGAAGTAGTATTACTTTCGAAACTATTAAATCTTTCAAAAACTTCAAAAAGCCCTTGTACAAATTCTGAAGCTTTTCCTACCATATTAGAACCATAATCGTATGCTGCTTTAGCACCGCTTTTAACTGAATTCAAAACATTAGTACCATATTTTTTTGCTTGCTCCCATCCGATGCCTACACTTTTTTCAATAGAAGCCCATTCTTGACCTAACCAATTACCTAAATTATTTGCGATTTCAGGAACTGCTGCAGCACCTGCTAAAAACGTAGCATAAGCTTTTTCGCCTGCAGACTTAACAAGCCCAGCAATATACATACCGAATTCTCTTTTATTTTTACGAGTAGGTCCATAGTTTCGTACAAAGTTTTCCAATGAAAAATTAATTTCTCGCATCGCACCTATTGTAACCTTACTCGCAGGTTCAAGGATGGCGGCATTGAGCGAAGTCAGAAGTTTTAAAACATCATTGGAAAATTTTGTATCAATTTCATACATTTTATCTTTTCCTATTATCCAATAAGTTGCTGACACTGCAGATTTGTATTGAGGTGCTGCCATAGTTATAATTTTTAATGTAGTACCTATAATCTTAACCTCTGTTTCTTTAGCTTTAGTTTGTTGTTGAGGTTGCTGCATTTGTTCATTGACGAGTTGTCTGATAATTTGTCTTAATTCTCTCTTTGTAGTTTTCATATTTCTTTTTTTTTGTAATTGTTTATTATAAATATCTCAATAGAAACAAAAAAGGTTCTGTTGAAAAACAGAACCTTTTGTATTAAAATAATATTTCTTTAGAGGATTGTAAAGTTAATGTCTCTTGCTTCTCTAAGAACGCCTGAAACAGTATTACTTGTGAAACTAAGATATCTTTCAAAGATTTCCATTAAACCTTGTACAAATCCTGAAGCTTGACCTACAAGATTAGCACCGTAATTTGCTGCTGATTTAGCACCGCTTTTTAGGTAATTATAAAGATTCTGACCTTGTTTTTTTGCCTCATCCCAGGTCATTTTTACGGTGTTTTGAACAGTGGTCCATTGCTGACCTAACCATGCGCTTACATAAGCACTGATAGCTGAAATAGTAGAAATTCCTGCTAAAATTTGCGCATACGTTGCCTTACCTAATCTTGAACCAAGATCAATAACAAATTTACAAACTGCTGCGGTTTGATCTTTAGCATTTTGATATTGTTCCATAGTGTATATTTGAGCTGCTTTAAAAGCGTTAATAGTTCCAGCCATAACTGCTTGAGCTGCATCTACAGTCATATTGTAAGAAGCTTTAAAAAACTTTATAAGTTCAGTATGAACGGTATTATTAATCTTATAAGCAACATCTCTAATTACCCAATATGTTACCAAAGCTCCACCTATAGATACAGTAACAACTTTCCATGCTAATCCTGCAAACTTAATTAGATATTCTTTACCGATTCGGGAAAGCTCGTTAATTTGCCCTGTAATTGCTTGTTTAGTAGCCTGTCCTTGAGCTGTACCAGTTCCAACACCTTTTTGATAGCTTTGGCTCACTGATTGTTCTTGAATGATTTGTTTGATAAGTTGTCTTAATTCTCTCTTTGTAGTTTTCATATTTCTTTTTTTTTTGTAATTGTTTATTATAAATATCTCAATAGAAACAAAAACATTAATTTTGAAAAAAAAATAAAGTATACGAAAGAAAGTTGAAATTTTATTCGATAATCTGAACTTTCTTTTGCATCTTTGTATTGTCATTAGGCTAACAATGGTTACTAAAGACATTAAATTATTCATCATTAAAATTTATAAGATTATGAACACACAATTCATTATTTCAGCGATTATTGTTGCTGTAATTTCAGTTACTTTTTTTAGTATTATTTTATTTACTGCTGCTGCTTTTGGCATTATAAATTATGGTGCTTATATTGTAGGTCTAGCTTCAGGGTTTGTACAAGGTTTATGTTCATAGTATTGAACATCGCTTGTTAATAGCAGAATAAAATTATTTCAAAAGAAATCTTGGATTTTATTTGGAAGTTCTAGATTTCTTTTGTAATTTTACACTATCTTTAATTCACTTATTAAATTCTTTATTATTATGGAAACGATTAACTTCCCGAAAGATTTAGATGATGTGAGAGATTTGGCTATTCAAATTGTTGAATCTCTTGTAGAAGAGGGCATTGTAAGAAATTGTATGGATACTGATGACGAAGACGAGTTTATTACACAAGATATAATTGTGGATATTCTCTGTAAAAAATTCGGAATCTCAAATGATTATGCTGATGAATGGGTTCGTGAAATGTAACTTTTAAATTATTCCAAAATAAAAATTTTGGGTTTACACAAAAGAAATCTTGAATTTTATTTGGAAGTTCGAGATTTCTTTTGTAATTTTACATTCTATTTATTTCACTATTAAATTTTATACTATTATGGAAAACTTATTTCTTCAAGCAATGCCAATTTCTGAAAGAACTGAAATTGATAACATTAAAGCAAACAAAGATTTCGCAAGAAAATTGGCAAGTGACCTTTCGAAGGTATTTCAAATAAATTTGCAAATCAGCGATTCTATTGATTCTTCACAAATTTATGTTGGAAGTATGAGTCAAAGATTTAATTGCCCATACTTTATTGCTAAAAAAGATGGTGTCATATTCAATATGAATGTATTGGGGTATAGAGAAAGCACTCAGTTTTTTAGCTTAGGAGAGTTATATGAAAAGTATAAAGAAACCTCAAAGGCAGACAATAACTTTTTAGGGAATGGTAGTGGGCATGGTTACGTTCAATTTAGTATAAAAATTCCTCTTGAGAATTATACCGATGTCTTGAGAGATATTATCAAATTATTTAACCAACAAAGGTACTCAAAAGTATTTTAAATTATTTCAAAAGAAATTTCGGATTTCATTTGGAAGTCCGAGATTTCTTTTGTATTTTTACACTATCTTTAATTCACTAATTAAACACTTACAGCTATGAGTTTAGAATTATTTTTAGAGCAAATTGAATTGGCTGACAACACTACCAATGACAACACCTTTGATATCTTTTATGATGTCAACACAAAACTTATTCACGCATTTGAAAATGATGCAGATGAACCAAGAGAGTTTGTTTATCGCTTGAAAGGTGAGCAGGATGATATTGCAAGAGAACACAGACAAGAAATCTTAGAATATTGCTTGGCAACCGTATTGCCAACAGATGAAGTTGGATTAGGGGATATTTTCGTACACGGAAAATTTATTGAAAAAGTAATTATTTCAAAAGAAATTTCAAAATAAATTATGAAATGTGAAAAGTATTTTCTATTTTTGTACTACAATTAATTCACAATTAAAATTTATACTATTATGACAGCTATGGAAAAAATTATGAACCTGCCGATTGGTCATTCAATCGATTGGAAGTTCGGGTTGATTACTCGTGATGTTTACAGAATGTCAGAAGACAAATTTGACATCACAGAAACCTGCGGTGGCTGGGTAAATGCTATTGTAGACAAACAAACAATGCAAGGCATATTAGAGGGTAAAATCTCACTACTTGAATTGGATTGGTTCTAATCACTTTAAAACATTAACAGCTATGGAAAACTATAAAGAAATGTATGAGCAATTACTGGCTGAATTTCAGCAGTACAAAAAAGAATCCATCAAATGGTCAGTTCAAGACTTTACGCTATATGACCATCCAACATACACCATAGACAAAGAAGCAGCGCAAGAGGCTTTGGAGGATATGATTAAGCTTCATGATGCATCATATGGCATAAGCTGGAATGATGTGGCGTATTATATTGAAGAATACGGAACAGAAAAAAAATAATATTATTTCAAAAGAAAGTTGGTGCTTCTCTTGGAAATGTCAACTTTCTTTTGTATTTTTGTTGGACAATTTTAAATCACTTATTCACTATTAAAACTTAAAGATTATGCTAAACGAATTCAAAGAACTCAGACAATTGATTGCCAATCCAAATGCAAACAAAGATGTACACTCTAAAGAAGTATTAGCACAGATGATGCTTCTTGAAATCAAATTGCTTGAAATCCAAAACAGAATGGATTGTGCAAAGAAAGTGTTGAGTGAATTATGCACTATCATTCACAATAGTTCTGCCGAAACACTTTCGGGAATTTCGATTCACTTGAACCACGATGAATATAATAAAGTGCATTATGCAACTAATGACATTGGACTTTTGTTGGATATGAACAGTGATTATTGTGTAAAAGAGAATTGGCATAATATGTTCCCCCCAATAGAACTGCCAAACATCCTCAAAGAAGATTTTGTCGCTTGGGACACAAAGAATAATTGTCCTAAGGAGAGTTTGGACATTGTCTATCATTACACCTCGCTGATTCAGTTAATGAATGATGGGATGCAACTTGAGGAGGATGAGGAATTCGTATGTATTAAAAACATTCCTTTGAGATGGCAAGTTCTGTACGATGCCGAAATCGAAAGAAACAAATAAAATTATTTCAAAAGAAATCTTGGATTTCATTTGGAAGTTCAAGATTTCTTTTGTATTTTTGTTGGACAATTTTTAACACTTTAAAACTTTAAACTTATGGCAAAATTCAAATTGAACGAAGAACAATTCGTTCTCCTAACGGCAAACACTTTAACTCTAAGGAACACTTATATCTATGAGATGGACAAAGCTGAACACCAAGAGTTGAAAGATTACTACCAAAAAGAAGTTGATAAAATCAACGACCTTTTCGACCAGTTGAATGATAAATTCAAAACTAATTTCTAAAGTTGATCGATTTATTGTGCAAAAATAACTTTATTATGGAAAAATATTATGAATTAGCAGGAAAAGCTTTCGGGCAATTTTATAATGGCATACCTGCGCCAATTGGAGAAGACAAAGACCATGTTTGCAACATCGCTGCAAGTGTTATGATGACAAGAGATAACGTTCTGTCAGGTGGAAGCTTTGTTCGAGCTGTTATTGATAATAACCTTGAACAAGCTGTCAACAGAGCTGATTCAGTCTGCATAAAAAACTTGGTTTTTTTCGTCTATTGCAAAAATTTTGTTCATCTTTGAAAATAAATTTAATTATTCCAAAAGAAATTTTAAATTTTCTTTGGAAATTAGAATTCTTTTCACTACTTTTGTAGGACATTAGTTTTATAACATTTCATTTCACTATTTAAAACTTACTATAATGAGCTACACTATTCTTTATGCAAAGCAATTCATTAAGATTGACGAGGCAAGAGTAATTCCGTTTATACTTCAAGGCGATAATAACGTCTATGAAACTGACAGAAAACGTGCAAGAGATTGGAGCAATTCTCGTATGTTCAATAGAACCATTATAACTTCTAATGAAACTTTGCTTCAAGAGATTGAACGATTCAAGCAGGACACCATTGAACGCTGCAATGAAGATGTAAAGCAATATGATGGAACTTGGGCTTATGACGAAAAAAGATTCGGCTATCATACAGGTATAGCTGTTGGTGCCAGACATACAACTAAGACCTCCTTTGGAATGTTCAAAAACTTCTTTGTAAGTGGAATTAACAATGCCAAAACCATTGAAGAACTGGCAGAATTAGGTTGTTCTTTAGCAATTAGAGTTAGCGAATATGATAAAGAAAAGATTACTAAGGCTGGACTTGAAGTTAAACCTACTGTCAATTTCACTTCAACTGAACAGGCTGTTGCCACCATTGAAGAATATGAAGCTTACTACAAAGGACATAATGTTTACTTGTACATTTATGCTTACGGAATGGACAGAGTTGTTGAAAAGAGTAAAAAAACTAAGACTCCAAAGCAAAAGACTAAGGTTGACCAGTACTTTCAAATAAACACACCTTTTGGACTGTTCGTCAAAAATACTTCAAGAGGATTCCAATACAGCAGATGGAATGCTAAAGCCTTCAGGACAGAAAAAGATGCCTGCAAGAGCTTGGACACTCTGAAGAATAAATTCCCTCAACACAACTTCACTGTTGAGCTTGTACAAAAGGAAGCTTACATTTAACATTGGACATTCAAAAGAAATTTCGAATTTCATTTGGAAGTTTGAAATTTCTTTTGTATTTTTACTATTATTTCACTATTAAAATTTAAAGCTATGTTTGTATTCAAAGTTATAACCGCAATCCTTTGGTGGGCAATCAGTCTCGTTTGGGCTTTCGATATTTATTATACATTCAGCGACCAACCTATATTTAGAGAACTTGTAGCATTATTCTGCTTCGGATTTTCAATTTGCTATGGATTTGAGACAATGTTCGCAAAAAAAGTAAGATGGTTTCAATTGGTACTTTTTATAACATTATTTATGATTATGTCCGCTGCAGGATGTAATCATTAATCTTAAAACTTAATTAACATGAATTATCAAAATTATTTTGAATCTCTTGAGGAACAAAAAACCATCGAAAGAAATTATAAACTTTCTTTGGAAAATTATAAGAAGGAAGTAATCTATCAATCGTATTGTGAAGTTATTGACTTCTTATACTATATACACCAAAGAGGTTACAGAAATCCTAAAGGTACCCCATTACATGTATTTCTGGACACACCTGAAAATTTAAAAAACAACTTGTTCCACAAAGTTCAAGGGACTAATGGAGGAGAACTTCTTTACTTGGACAGGGAGATAAGCTCATTCGTAATCCTGTACAAAGACAATGGAATTCTGATTGAATGCTCTAATCATAATGGGGCAAAGATTTACTTCACAACCGTTGAAGCATTCATCAAAAAAATCTCTGAAAAGATCTTGGACACTTTTGTGATTGTTGAACCTTCTAAAGAAGACTTGGAACTTTCATATTCAAACGCTGATATATTCTAAGTTGTCCACCTTAAACTAATCAAGGGTAATGTCTTCAGGATATTACCCCTTTTTTCTTTCGGACAGACCATAAATTCTTGACTGCTACCATGTTTATTGAATATTTATTTATAAAAATATGAAATCAGTCATCTCCATTATTGAATCCCAACTCGATCTGTTCGTCCACCAATTTGGCTTTGCAAACCTTTCGGACTTCGTTAACTCTCTTGTCCACCCAAAGCTACTTCTATTCACACTCCCATTCTCGATCCTTAGCTTTTCCATCTTTGCTACGTTGGAAGTTTGGCTTGGACTATCTTCAATGGCTATCGTTGGATTTATTATAGCAGCAATTCTGGAACTAGTAACTGGACTTTGTGCCAGTGTAGTAAAAGGAATTCCAATCGTCAGCAGAAAGTTTAGCAGATTCGGACTTAAAATTTTTGTTTGGCTTGGACTATTACTCGTTACCAACAGCTTCTATCTTTCTTATGTTGACAACCCAGATGTTCTTTCGGAAATTAGCGAGTACTTCTTCTATACCCTACACAATATCCTGGTCATCTATATTATGACTGAATATATCATATCTATCCTTGAGAACCTCTCAGCCATCAATGGAAAATCTGATTCCATCCTAACAACCTTTATCAAATCCAAAAGAAAACAAATTTTTAATTACTTGGACAAATCTACATCCCTCCAGAATGAACCTGAAGCTGGACAGGAGGAAGAAACTAAGCCAAGTGGGACTAAGACCAAGCCTAAGAAATAAAAGTGTCTTAAATCTAAAATAAA